CCGATCACGGTCAACGCCCCGCCCGGGATGGATGCGCGCGAGATCGCCGCGCTCATCGAATCGCGCTTGCGTGCGTTGATGCGTGAGACCACTCGCAGTCCGGCGGCAGCGATGTACGACTGATTCCTTCCACCCCCTTTCATCGTCGAGGTGTGCCATGGCCGAACGGGTGATGTTGGGCCTGGGCGAGTTTCGTTTTGAAATCGCCACGCTCGCTTACCAAAAATTCTCACTTAACCAGACTTGGCGCTGGCAGGAGCAGGCACGCATCAATCGCGATCCAGCCTTGCAGTTTGTCGGGCGCAACGTCGGTGAGATCGAACTCGATGGCGTGATCTTCCCGAGCTTCAAGGGTGGCCTGGGGCAGATCGAAGCCATGAGGTCCCTTGCTGACGCCGGCAAGCCGCTGCAACTGGTCGATGGCTTGGGTCGCATCTGGGGCGCCTGGGCGATCACGGAGATCGGTGACACCCGCACCCTGTTTGCGGATGACGGCCAGCCCAGAAAGCTCGAATTTCGCATCAAGCTCAGGGCCTACGGGGAGGATCAGCCATGAGCCGCCCCCTTTTCAAGCGCGTGATCACCCGGGATGGGGATGTACTCGATGACCTCATCTGGCAGCACTATGGACGCAGCGAAGTGCTGGCTGCCGTGCTCGAGGCCAATCCCGCTCTGGCACGGTTGCCCCCGGTCCTTAGCGCTGGCCTGGTGATCGAGCTGCCTGAGTTGCCGCTGCCGGTAGAAGCGCCGGTGATCCGACTGTGGTCATGAGGACAGACAGATGCAACCGATCTTCCGTCTTTACGCCGACAGCCAAGAGATCACCGCTGTCATCCGCGACCGGCTGATCGAGCTGGTGGTCACCGACGAAGCTGGCATCCAGTCCGATGAGCTGAAGCTGACCCTCGATGATCGACGCCGTGAGGACGGCGCGATTGCTGAGCTGCCGCGCATCGGCACGGTGCTGACCGTGTCGCTGGGCTATGCCGAAACCCGGCTGGTATCGATGGGACGGTTCATTGTCGATGAGGTCGAGATGCGCTCGCCACCGGCCACGCTGACGGTCTCGGCCAAGGCCGCCGATATGGTCGGGCCGTTTCGCAGTCCCAAGACCCGCTCCTGGGATGCGACCACGCTGGGCCAGCTGGTCGAAGCTATCGCTGCTGAACACCGCTACCAGGCCAAGATCGATCCGGAACTCGGCGCCATTGCCATTCCGCATCTGGATCAGACCGCCGAGTCGGACATGGCGCTGCTCACCCGCCTGGCCGCCAAGCACGATGCGGTGGCGAAACCTGTGGCCGGGTTCCTGGTGCTGGCCAAGCAGGGGGCGATCAAGACCATCACCGGCCAGGTGATGCCGACGATCTCTCTCAATGCCAGTGATCTGGCCGAATGGCGCTACCGACACTCGGCGCGCAAGCCTGGCGGGAGTGGCTCGACCAGCGAGGCCGATACGCAAAAAAC